TCACGCAGAACAGATCCCACAGATACTCCTGAGGCGGTAGAACGAACTCAAGACGATCCTTCATACCGTTAACAAGCGATACGACCCTGTTGATATCTATCGTCTTACCTGCGTTGAAGCACTTCTGTAACTCCTCGATGTACTTGGTTAGCGTTGACCGCTCCATTCGCATATTCCACTTATCGTAGATTTCCACCGCGCTCATCCCGCGTAGCGTGTGAGTGTTGAACTGATCGCGCACCTTGTAATACTGGATACCACCCGCAATGAAGGCAGGCTCGATGATATGCCCCTCCTGAATCTGCCAGACAGGAGCTGCACCGAATCGGGTTTTAAGCCTGAGCCAGATAGTCCGTAACCTCTGCGATAACCGTTTCATTGCTTCCAAATCGAATCGTATTAATTCCGTGTGATATTATCCACCTATCTGAGTATATCTTGAACTGAAACCCTCCCTTAGTCCACCGGTACGGCCTGCCCTTGCACTGGCACGTTCCGCGTGGAAACCATCCGTTACTAACCAGTAGCGCATTGATCTCATTAACTAAAGTTGAATGCTGCATTGAGTGCTGCTAATGCTCCTGAATAATCTCCCGTAAAACTAACGCCATCAATAACTACACCGTTCAAATCGTTGAAAGGTATTCTACACTCAAACCCATCTATCTTCAACTCGATAACACTATTGATAGCATCACCCTTAACGAATATCACATCGTGAATAGCAGATATTGAATAGCTATAATTCTCCATGCCATCACGCGTCCCTGATCGTACCAATGTAACAACGAAATGCTCTTGAGCGTGTTCAGTGATTCCAATGGTCATTATCCCGTAGTTACTGCTCATCGAAGAATGTATTATAGATTGCCGTATTCACTGCGGCCAGTGCAAAGATATATCCAACGTAGTAGATCGGATTGTGCGATACTAACCAGAATGGTAGCGACCAGATCGATGCCATGCAAGTGATGCAGCCGCAGATCGCGTTATAGAACCGACCCGCATAAGCCACAGCCCACTTATCTACAAACTCCAATGCCATACCCGGTCGAGTTGCAAGATACAGCCCGTTGCAAGAAAGCCCGTTTAGCGTGAGCATGATGGTGATTGTGATTAGTTCGATCATCAGTCGGTTATGTTAGTCTGTTTCACTATGCTGATCTGCATACAACTGTACTCGTTACCGTTATAGGTGAACGTAACATCTTCTGCTCCACTGGTTGCAGTCAAGACAAACACGTTGCCACTCACATACAACTCAGGCAACAGGTACGTATCCCAAGTCGTTACACCACTACCATCAGTCGTACTGTTCTGGGTGTATTGGATTCCGGTCTGACCGTTGGTCAGCGTGTAGTTGTAAGATGTCGATGGCGTTAAGCCCAAATCAATCGTGTAGTCTTGCTCGCACTCTGCCCATTCGACCGAGCCGCAGCCTAAACATACACCCTCTGATGCAAGGAAAAATCCTGAAGAATAGTAATAAACATTCGTAACATTTTCAACTACTATCACACCCGGTACTAATGTGGGCGATTCAGAGGTGAAAGTATAGACCGTATTGGTATCTACTACCGTACTGGTATAACTAAAAGTACCACCTATGAAACTTTCAATAACAATTACATCTGCACCTATTCCGGCTGAGAAATCAGCACCACTGGATACTGTATAATTTGATCCATAATAGACTGCCATATTATAACCATCGGTAATGTTAACCGTTGGTATCACAATGCTTGCCTTGTATGTAGCCATAGGTACAAATTTACAAAAAGAATCGAATGAAATCTGAGTGAAATGTGTATAAGTAATACCGTAAACAATCAAGCAAGTCAGCCTTCTTGTTCTCGGTCGATCGGTCTTTCTTAATATCCCCCTCACCATCCACCTCCACGTACTTCAGATCCCGAATCAATCCCGTGCAGCTCGGATCAATCAGCACCGTGTGATTCTGCAGCAGACTGTTCAGCAGTACCCGCGTGTCCCGTACCGATGGATTCATCCGCGGCTGCTTCATCTGGGCATTGCCTAACCGTAGCTTGTTTCGTACCACATCGTAATACCCCAGGTTGCCCTGAGTTACCGCCGTTCGATTTGCTCCCGTGCTATCCCCCGTAATTACGAACGATGCAGTCGGATAAGCCGATACGATCTGATCACATAACGCGTAGATGTCTGAGTTAGGCAGGGCAAACTCACGTACCACATGGATCGCCACACCCGTACTCTGAACGGCTATGCACGTGATCGGATCTACGTTGAAGTCGAAGCTGAGATACAGCGTCTGGTTCTTATCGAACTGAACCGGTCGAACGTGCCGATCAGCACTGAACGCATAAGCAAACGGATTGTATGCCAGGTCAACATCCTCAGCCAATATCTCGCACCGGAACGATAGATCGTCCAACTGCTTACGTAACTCATCTATCTCTTCCCGATCAATGTGAGGATTATCGTAGGTGCTTAGATTGAACGCTGCCCATCCTGATTCTCCCCCTCGCTTATGGAGTTCCTTGAAGTAGGTATCTCCGAACTTTGGCGTTGATAGCAGCCATGCGTCACCCTTGTAATCGAGCAGGGTAGGCATAATCGCCCCCTGCCATGCTTCCTTGAACTTCTTTGACTTCTCGACCTCATCGATAACAACGCGCTTATACTTACGACCACGGCCAGAGTCAGGATTGTCCAGGCTCCAACAGTCGATAAGACCACCAGAGATAAGCCGAAGCTGCTTAGTCTGTTCATTCTTGCCCGATATGATTGGCATCAGCATTGTCTTTAGTTCCTGCCAGACCTCATCCAAGTCTTTGTAAGTCGGAGCGTAGTAAGCAACCGGAAACCCCTCCAACGCAGGACGGATGATCAGGTTGTTCACGCTCATCGTGGTCTTGCCAAACCTGCGACCGATCTTCAGCACGTTGTACCGCTTAGCATCAGCCATCACCTGTAGCTGACCGCTATGCAGCCGCTTGACCGGTATCTGGTAGTTGCTCATCAGGGTAGATTAATTCGATCACAACCTTGCCGTCTGTTTGACCTTCCTCGCGCAGCATCTTGGTTATGTCAATGGCAAACTTCACCCGCTCAGACTTAGTTAGTGCCATGTAATCGGCAACCAACTGATCCGGGTCAATGTTATCGTGCAGGTACTTTAGTAATTCGCTGACTGATTTGCTCACTTGTTCTTTCTGTACTGGTAAAAGTACAAAATTGAATCTATCAAAGGGCATACCGAAATCGCATTGTTTGCAGCCATCCGATTTGCATAGTCCATATCCTCAGCGTGGTTTATCTCTGGGTACGGATACTTTCGAGCGATCTCAGTCTTGATCGGGTTGAGATGGTTCACTGGTCGCAGGTAAGTCATCTTACCTTTTATCCTGCGCGGCTTGATCTCCCAAGCATAACCGAGTGTATTGATGAAGTTAACCGGTGCATAGTTGCCCTCGCTATACTGACCCTTGATACCGACCGCATCGGGTCGAGCCTCAAGCATTGCCAGAATCGAATCAACGTAATTCATCGATACTACATCGTCATCGTCGATGAATGCCATGTACTCGGTTTCGACCAGGTCAACCGCAGCGTTCCTCTTAGCACCGATCGTCTGCTCATAGTTGTCCTTGATCGTAATGATCCGTACCGGTTTACCCACTACCTGCGGATCTAAACACCTACGCAGCCGAGTGTAGAACTGCTCGCGGTCGTTCAAGGTCAGGATGCAGATCGTGAACAGGTCAGTCATGTTCAAATACCTCCTCATCTAACCAAGCGGAATATACTTTAAACTGCTTGGTATACTTCAAAAGTCTTGGTCTCAAATGTTCTCTAACCCATTTATCAAAGTACGGAGCGTGTATATCTCTTTGAGTTTTTAATGGATAGTCCAATAGATGCTTGAACATAGGCGTTAAGTATTTAGCATCAGGACTATTGAAGCCTATACCGTTATCTTCAATGGTTTCACCTTTCATCCATTCTTCATCGGTTTGCCTTTCAAACATCCACACACCAAAGTACCAAGCATTATCAATACTTTCATCTACATATTCATACAGGTCTTCGGTCATAGCTGAAACCCTCCTGACTTACGTTGTTCAAATAGCTTCTCACCAACTTTCCACGCGATACTCGACCCCTCGCGCTCATAGGTCGCATCCTTCTGAGCCTTGCCGTTCACCCAGTGATTATGCTGAAAACCTACGATCGAACTAACTCGGTACAAGTGGTGCGCCTTAGCCGTTTCTGCCAGATCGTTATCGGCAAACATCGAGATGTATCCAGGATGATACAGATAGCCCAGTACGTTGTACGCTGTGCGATTCATTATCGGCAAGGTCACTATGTCCGAGCGGATACCATCATGCACCTGCAACACTACCGGATTCTGACCCGTCAAGTACTGAT